TATATCTTATCCAAATATTCGTCTTCAGTTAAATCTATAGGTACATAGCCTTGAATTTGTAGAGTCTCCATCCAATCATAATATAGGAATTGCTCTTCAACAGAAAGAGCCTCAAATAATGGATCTCTAAATTTATCGTTATCTATAATTAGCTCCAGTAGTCTTCGTCGTCCATAGTTACCTTATGAGTTCTTATACCCATTATAGTTAGATGTATCAGGGAAGCCACTCCACCATTCGATTTGTTTAAATCTTGCCATAATTAACTTATGCTTTGGTAGTTTAAGTTCCGTTGGTTGTTTGTTGTTAAGATACATTGCGAATTTTAGATCTTCGCATAATGATGCTTTTTTATTATAAATTCTATCTGCTCCTTTTAGGAAACCACATAGGCCTGAGTCGTGGTACATATTATTCTCCTTTTAATTTAAAAGGACGTCGTTGTCTTACTTGCGAATCCGCCTTTGGATTCTATTTGATGATGTCGTATGGCTTATCTTCTAAGCTATGTATCTTATCATGGGTATCTTTCATTGATTGTTCAACCTTGTCTAAGGTATTTTCAACCATATCTAATCTCATGTTTTGTTCTGCATCATCTGGTAATGCCCCAAGTTCACCTCTTGGCCATTTGATTCTAAACTCTGAGTTCATATCAACTTGAATGTTAGCAACCTTTAGGTTATGCTCGAGGAATGTAATTCTTTCTGTTAAGCCAAAGTATCCCCATACGGCAATACCTACAACAACCATAATTTGTAAGAACCAACGTAAGTTGATTTGCATATCGGTACTGTCGCCTATTTGTTGTTTATCATTCATAGTGTTATTTATATCTTACAACTGTCGCAATCATCATCTTCTCCGTACAGGGTCTCGTCGCCTGCCATATCATTCGTGTTGAAGTAATATAGTTGCTTACCACCGTATTTGTAGAAGGTAATTAAGTCTTTAATCATTACACTCATAGGGATCTTATTATCCTCATAGTACTCTGGGTTATATGAAGTATTAACTGATATGCCTTGATCGATATATTTCTGTAATACCGCCATAATCTTTAAGTATCCCTCAGGACTCTTTTGGTCCCATAGTAAGTCATACTTATTCTTTAAGTTATGAATACCTGGTACTACTTGCGCCATCACGCCATCCTTGCTTTGCTTGTATGATACTAAAGCCCTTGGAGGTTCAATACCGTTAGTACTATTACTAATCTGTGCTGAAGTCTCTGCTGGCATTAATGCCATTAAAGTAGAGTTACGAATGCCATGTTCAGCTAATGATTCCCTAAGCTCTTTCCACTTCATTCGTTCTTGTGGTTTAATCAACTCATCAACCTCTTTCTTATAGGTATCAATTGGTACAATACCCAAGCCGTACTTAGTTTCATAACATTTAGGGGCCGCCTCTTTCTCTTTAGCTAAGGTATTAGAAGCTTTAATCAAATAGTAACTCCATGCCTCTGCATATTCATCAACCGTCTCTAAAGCTCCTTCATCATACTTTAAGCCACGCTTAGCTAAGAAGTAGGCAAAGTTAATAATACCTACGCCTAAAGGTCTTCTGTTGTAAGTAGACTCTTTAGCCGCTAACACAGGATATCCTTGATAATCAAGTAAGGCATCAAGGGCTCTAACTGTTAAGTCACAGTACTTCTTAAATTCCTTAGGCTCAGATATCATCCCCCAGTTAATTGCTGCTAGGGTACATAAAGAGATTTCTCCATGTTCATTGTCATCATAAGACTTAAGGCCTTTAGAGGGGAGATCAATCTCTTGACATAAGTTACTCTGGTGGATAGGAGCTTCTTTCTCAATGAATGCCCCATGAGAATTAGCATGGTCAATATTCTGTAAATAGATTCTACCTGTTTCTTTACGTTCGGTTAAGAACTGTGAGAATACCTCTAAGGCTGGTAAAGTCTTCTTACGAATCTTTCTAACCTTCTCATACTTCTCATATAATACTTTAAACAAATCTTGATCTTCTGAGAAGGCTTCATATAAACCTGGGACATCATCAGGGGAGAAGAATGTTATATTACCCCCAGATAATAGACGTTCATACATTAACTTGTTGAATTGGAAACAGTAATCTAATTCCCTTACTCTATTCTCATCAGTACCTTTATTATTCTTTAATACAATAAGGTCTTCAAACTCATAGTGCCATAAAGGAAAGTGAACAGTGGCGGCTCCCCCTCTTACTCCCCCTTGGGAACAAGATTTAACCGCCGCCTTAAAGTATTTTAAAAAGGGAATAACACCAGTATGTACAATACTCCCATCTCCGATATGCGCACCGACAGCTCTAATTTTTCCAGCATTTATTCCTAACCCCGCTTTCTTTGAAATGTAACTTACAATAGATGATGCCGCTGCATTAATAGAATCCAACGAGTCATCAACCTCTAATACCACACAAGATGAAAATTGTCGTGTGGGTGTTCTTACCCCGGCCATAATAGGCGTAGGTAATGAAATATAAAATTGTGATATAGCATTATAGAATGATTTAACGTAATACATTCTCCTACCATTATAACTAGCAAATAGTGTAAGGGCAATCATTGCATATAACATTTGAGGGGTCTCATAGATTACCCCTGTAGTTCTATTTTGCACTAGGTATTTACCACGGAATTGCTCCATCCCTACGTAAGTAAAGTCATCATCCCTCTCGTGCTTAATAACCTCTTCTGTTACATACCGGAATTCCTCTTCAGTATATTGATTAAGGATATCCCCATCATATACTCCAAGTTCGATATTCTTTTTGATATGGGTATATACATCAGTGGGTTCAAACTGACCATAAACATGCTTACGCAACTTATAGTTAACTAAGCGTGCCGCTACAAATTGGTAGTTTGGGGTGGGTTCTGATATAAGATCCGCCGCAGATTTGATAAGTAATTCATGGATAGAATCAGTATCCATTGAATCATATAACTGTACGTTAGCTTTTAATTCGATTTCTGATACAGACACGCCAGTAATATCTTTACATGCCCAATCTAATACCTTATGTATTTTAGATAGATGAAATTCTTCTTTGTTACCGTTTCTCTTAATTACTAATATAGACATAATACACTCCTCACTTCAATTGATATGGTACCATTATATCATAATACAACATAAAAGTACACTGGCCTTATAAAATATTTTCTAAAGTAATATAAATATTTTCTTGTGTTTTATATATAGGGATACCAGCAAAGTTATTCGAGGGGTTTGTATTTTCTATAGTTATAATAGAGCCTTTAGGATAGTCTTCATTAATAGTATTTGATAATATATATTGGGTATTTTCATTAATATCCATAGGGCCTGAACTTGTAATTTCAGTATCAACCCCTAATTGTTGCATAACATCTATTAGGGCTGCATCAGACATTCCTGTCTCTTCCCTTAATAGATACAAGGCGGCGGCATATGAAGCGATACGTGATTTACCAAAGGGAATCTTTTCCATCATCCGCTTGATATTGAACACTAATCGATGGAAGGTAGTAAATGAATCCTTCTCATCATTAGTTTTAAGGTTTTTAGTCTTAATTAGATTCTTACCGTTCTCGTCGATGATGCCTAATTTATAAGCATCCATATCCTTCCAAGGGGTAATTAACGTCTTTAAAAACCGGTAGGTGTAATATAAATCTGCTGCTCTTGATATTCCCATTATATCTCTCTTAATACATTTATTATTGTTGAGTCCAAGGGGACTTCAACATAGTTATTTTCTGGTAAGTAATGTAAATATACTAAAAAGGTTTTAATAACACTTTTCAAGGGACAGTCAGTATTCATCATTAGCATTTCTGCAGTAATTTCAGGCGATAACACATTACCTAATACTATAATATGATTTAATATTAACCTCTCTTTAAGATCATCGTCCCTATAGTACCTATTAATTAATCTATTAATATATTTAAATCTAGCTAAGTCAGATTTAAATTCTTCAGTTGTTGCCCATTTACTTCGTTGATAATGCTTTGACGCATATAACTCAAAGTTATTTTCAGTCAATATCATAATACAGTTAGTTTATTCTTTACATATATCAGATATCCAAACGTTTTTAGTTTTTCCATTAATATTCACTTCCACATAATTACTACATAATTTATTTATAGTAGCTACCTCACGAGTCTCGTCTATAATAACTCGATCACCAACTTCAAATAGACTACCTTCGATATACTTCTCACGAAGCATTGTAGTCCTCTTTAATTTCATATTCTTCCTGAAACAATTAGATTCTTTAAGGCCCATACCATTTCTAACAGCCTTCATAAGCTCTTCTGCCCCTTTATAACCCTTAGGCATTCCCTTAGTAAAGGTAATAAGATCATTATCCTTTGCTGCAGATCTTAGTTTAGATGCAGACATCCCTGATACATCATCAGAATCTGGGTCTCTTTCCCCAGCCGATACGATCTTAACACCCCCTTCGAAGTCATAGAAACCGTGGCGGGCTTTAACCCCATTGTATTTGTTTAAGGCCTTATCAAATTCTTTTACTCGGTCAGAACCAACTACCACCACACATTTCTTAAAACCATCAGCATAAGCAATAGTTAAGGCATCAAACATATTACGGACTTTCTTATCCATAAGAATATGCCTAGCGTGTTTAGGGAACATCTTACGCATAAATTTAACCTTATCAGTAAATGATAAAGGATTCTTTTTAGCATCTTGTGTTTGGGAAGCATATACCCTATGTTCACCACTAGCAGCCTGCATTGAAGCATTAAGAAGCTTCTCATGGCCGTTAGTTGGAGGATTAAACCTACCAAAGTTAATCACAGCAGTTTCAGCCTTAGCCTCCTCGAGGTAATGCTCCTTAAACGAATGAATCATCCTTTAGCTCTAGCCTTCTTAACTCTTTCTTTATCATCCATCTTAACCTTACCTTTAATCTTCTTAGCAAGTTTAGCAATGGCCCCTTTCTTTTTATTAAGCTTCTTCTCTAAAGATTGACGTTGGGCAAAAGACATATCACTCTTATCCTTACCTTTCATTATCTTCTTAGCTACCATATCACGTGCCTTTTTCATAGCAGTCTTTTTAAGCTTCTCAGGGTTTTTTAGTTTCTTAGCAGACTTCTTCATGCCAATCTTGCGTTTAGCTGCAGACTTTTTAAAGGCCTGTTTCATCTTCATACGTGATTTTGCACTTAGTGCTTCGTCTATATTATCCTCTGGCATCTGATTCCCATCCTTTGATTATATCTTTACTAAAATTATTATGACTAAATTCCATACGATCTACGATCTTTACGGCACCATTTGTTAAATGATCGATTGCAACAAAGCCTTCAGCCCCTGTCACTTTAAAACCATTTTTAGTCTTCACAAACGTATTTATACTATCTAATTTGTTTAAATGTTTAAGCAAGGCCTTTTTAGCATTAACCAATTCATTCTGCATATCAAACATTAATTGTAAGCTCTTCTTATTACTAGAAGAAAAGAATGCTAAGGCTTCAATCTTCTTAGCATTCTTACGGGCCTTGCCCTTATCACTTTTTAACTTATCTATTTCTTTATCATACCGTGCATGAATCCAATCAATTAGTTCTTGTACATACTGTTTGGTGTTGATGATTTCGCTCTGAGCTCTGACTTTCGTGTTTCGAAAAGTATTAATGAAGAGGTTAATTTCTTTAGATGTTGACACGTCTTTGAGAGTATTTGATTTAATTTTGTTAAAGATTTTACCTGCATTGGAGATGTGTTTAGTAATTTCATCTGTTTCCTTTTTAGTTAATGTAGCAACCCCTGACATATCTGGTAAATCTGCACTCTTCTGCCATACGGTTTTAGTTTGTTTAAATTCACTTAACTTAACGCCAAAGACGGCGCTCATAGTTTCAAATGAACTTCCTGTATATTTAGTATGCCATACCACCCCGATATTAGCCGCTAATACTTCCTTAGCTTCTGCTACCGGTACAGCATATACAATTGTATTAGGGTGGAATGTAACATATTTTGTTCCATCAATTGTTTCTTTCTTTAGGTCACCCTTAGTGAACATAATGTCCCCTTGATATACCCCTTTCTTAATACCTACTTTCTTTAATTCGTCAAAGGCGATAATGAGCTTAGCTGATAAATCACCTGAAGTGTCTGCAATGATATCGCTATGAGACTTGTATACTTTAGGATTTTTATTAAATATTCCTTTTTTAGCAACGAAAAACTCCCCATCTGTTGGATCGATCCCTGCAAATACTGCAGGGGCTCCATCCCATTTGACTGTTACTGCTTTGGTGTCATTTGTATTACCCCCAAGCATATCTCTTAAATCACGTAAGGCATTTATAGCTGCCCGAGTACCATTGACTCCCCCATCAATTACCATATCCTCGATATGGGTCATATGGGTATTCTTTGCTTCGTCGAGATATTTATTAAATTTAATCATTTTTAATCTGTTCTGTAATAATTCATTAATGTACTATGCATACATTCAAGTTGTTCCAATCCTTCTCTTATACCAAACTCTGTTGATACCCCTGAATTAGCTAATTCTTGTATTAACATCTGGCGGTAACCCTCTATAGTATTAAGGGTAGTTGTTAATTCATATAACGTAGGGTTATATTCACTTTCCCAATCAGCTGGCCACATTTCAATATCATAATCGGCAGGTTTAGATCTGAATTGGATTAGTTGGCCCATTAGCTATTAGAGCTTAAGCCCCGCAGCTTTAATTAATGTTTTAAAGTCCTTACGATTCATACCACCTTTAACTAAGGTCTTATCATTCTTAACCCAATCGCCATCATCAAAGTAAAAACTATCTTTACCACCTGAAGCAATAGTAACTAATTCAGCAAAAGTAGCAGAGTTAGTACTAGTTGGCCCTGGAACATCTCTAGTAAA